AGTAATGATAGCGTCATCCATTGCTCTACCCATTGCATAAGCAGCAGCTTGTGCATAGCTAGAAGTAGGATCTACTAACATTCTTACTTTATCTAGATCATCAACTAAGTCTGCGAACTCGTAATCAACCAAGCTAACTCTTCTTCTAGAGTGAGGAGTATCTGCTTGAGGAGTGTCAGAGTGTCTAGTTGTTCTTACAGTAGCAGTTACACTTCCGATTTGATCGAAGAATGCATTCTTCCCTGTAACAGATTCCATTCTTACTTTATCTCTAAGAAGAGAACCTTTTTGTTGTGATAACATTTGTATGTTTGAACTGTATTGTTCTACAAATGCTTTTGTTATTTCAGTTGACATATTATGTCTCCTTAATTGTTAAGTTAATGTTAAAACAAAACAGAGGAGTTCTCAAAAAATTTTGGCTTCTCTTGCATTTAAAGTCTGTTAGACTAGAGTCTATTCCTTCTTGTCAGTAAGGTTCGTAGAACTTATCTTTCGAGTTATCTTACTCTTCTTAGAAGAACTTTCGCTCTCCATAGAAACCCATTTATAATATTTTTCACAGCTTGGCAAGGGATCAGATTTAATTAGTTCTGATCCACTTTCCAATACTGCTCTTAATATTTCTAGTCTTATTTCTTCTTTAGTCATTCATCATCGATCTTAAAGTAAATACTTGTTGAACTACTTTGTCATGATCTGGGTGAGATTTATTCCAGTATGGACCATCTCTATCATTAACAATTTTACTTATCTCTTCACCAAGATCTCTACCGGATGTAGTATTATCTTCTCCAGTACCAATCATTTTATCTTCAGACATAAGATTAGCAATGTTTGCAAAACCTTTTATAATTTCTGGATGATCACCTAATCTTCTTCCATCTGATAAAGTTAAATCTAATATTTCTGAGTTCATATTAGCTTTAGCAACTTGAGCAGCTCTTTTAATATTATCATCATAAGATCTACCCCATTCTTTTCTTAACTCTTGTTCGGCTTGTGCTTGAGAAGTTTCAGTATCAATTTTAGCTTGATGTGCAGAACCTTCCATACTTTCTTTGTAGTATTCTAAAATACCTTGAGCCTGTCTATTATTTAAACCAAGCTTGTGAGCATTTTCTGCAAATGACTTTATTGCACCTTCATCTAATGGAGCTGTTTCAGATTGAACTTCTAATTTATATTTATCTGCAGATTCTGGTCTGCCAAGTTTATCATAAACTTCATTCCATTGATCGTCTGTTGAATTGTTATTAGGTACTGCAACTTTATCTTGACCAATCATTCTAGTTGCATTGATATAACTTTTAGCTAATGCATCTATTTCAGTAAACTTAGCAATGTTTGGATCTTGTCTAAACTCTTCTGATATTGAATCTTTCCAAGAATTAGTAATTGGTGTTTGAGCAGTAGGTTGTGTTACTGTCTCTGTTGCCGTAGTAGTTTCTGTTGTCTCTGCTACAGGCTCAGTTGTTTGAGTTGTCTGTTCTTCTGACATGATTATTTATCCTTTTCCTTTTGAAGCATTTGTTTAATAAATAGAAGGATGCTTCGTTGACCCTCTTGATATGCACTCTCATGACTATCACCTTTTACATTGGTTGAAGTATGATAATGACATCTCTTCTCCAGATCAGATAAAACTTGTTTACCTTCCTCTGATGAAAATGTGAATTGATAATCTTCTCTTAATTTTTTTATATATGCTTGTACAGCTTTTTCATCTTGCATAAGATCCTTTCTATGGTTTTTAGTTTTCCTCTATTAATGCTTTAGTTTCTTCTGGTAACGCTTTTGCCATTGGTGCAGCAGCACCTGCAGACTCAGCTACTTGTTGCATCTGTTGCATTTGTTGTTGTTGTGCTTGTTGTTGTTGTGCTTGTTCTCTTTCATCTTGAAGTTCACTAGAAGATTTTAAAACTTTTTGTGGAACTCCAACAATATCCATTAAGTGTTTAACAAGTTTATCCATATTTAAATGATCAAATACTGGAGCAACATTTGCTAACTGACCCATAATTTCTATACCTCTCATGATTGATTGTAACTCTGCAGATTTTTGTGCTTTAGCTAATGGAGATACATATTCAATTTCTATATCTTGACCAGATAAAAATTCCGGAATAGGTCCAAACAAATCTTTTCTAATCAGTAATGAGAATGCTCTATCGATTAATGGTTTTAATAATTCAGATTGAAGTCTACCAAGAACTGGACCAAGTAATCTCATCTTCTCTTCGTTCCTTTGGATAACTTCTGTTGCTGTCATTTGTGGACCACTTTGCATCATAAGTTGATTAACATAAAAAGCATTTCTAATTGAATCTCTTCTTTGCTCTTCCATATTTAAACCTAATGGAGTATTTGCTCCAATGTTTAATGGTTCAATTCTATCTCTTGTTCCACTTCTATAAAAATTTAAACCACCAGGTATTGTTCTTACTGGTAAAATAAATCCATCATCCGGAACTAATAAAGGTGGATCAACTTGTTTCTGTGCAGACTTGATTGTAGTCTTAGACATTTCATTTAGCATTTTAACATCCGGCAAAGCTGTCATTGCAGGAGATCTTCCATAAATTTCGTGTGATGCTTTTAAGTATCTTGGTACTACAAAAGGAAACTCTCTAAATCCAGATACAGATAATTCATCACCTGTTCCTGCTTCTAAATAAACAGACTCAAATGGCATATTAGATTTATCTTGTTTCTTAGGATCAAAGTCAGCTCTAGGATATACTGCATGAAGTATTTCTACTTCTTCGTATGGATCTTTTCTGTGTTTAGTTACAATACTATCAGAAACATTTTCACCAAACTTTTGTATTGCAGCTCTAGCAGTTAATCTAAATTTTCTAAAAATAGTATCTATTCTACCTTTATCATTTTCAGAAATATAAATTTCATTAATGTGTCTTGTAGAAAACTTTAAAACATCTTCTTCATCATCTTCGATAAACATTGCTGCAGTACCGAATGTAATTAGATCATGATACAGTTCAAATATTTCTTGTTGGAAGTTAGATCTATTGATAGCTTTATACATAACTTCAGTAGCATTTTCTAACCAGGCTTTTGCTTCATCGTTATCTGAAAGTTCTTCACCTTTAAATCTTAATGAGAACCAAGTTGTAGATGGGTTCGTCAACATACCATGAAGTGATGCTGCAAGTAATTCTACTGCTTGTAATGGTGAACTATCAAAAATTAATTCAGTTCTTTTATCACCTTTAGATCTTGATTTAGTAACATCTGCTTTTCTTGGTTGCATATAGTCTGCAACTTCTTGCCAATGAGACTCCCAATTTTGTCTGTTAGATTTTAATCTATCAAATCTTTTTAATAATTTTTTTGTTAAATCTGTTTGCATATTATCCTAGTAAACTTTTTTTACCTAAAGTTAAACCTTTATCATCTGTAATACCTTGAGGAGATGTTGCTATTAAAGAACTCTTAGTTCTTGTTCCTCTTCTTTTTTTAAGTAATAGATTTGCTTTTGCTCTAGCTTCTTCTGAAGTCATTTCAACAGCTTTAACTTCTTGTGGTAACTCTTCAACAGGCATAGTTGTTTCAACAGGTGCTTGTACAACTTGATTACCATTATTATCATTACCACCAGTATTAATATTATCTGATGCAGTTGTATAACCTTGTTTTTTTAATTCTGCTAAACCTTCTTTGGATGAAAGATATTCATCACTCATATTAATATCATCTCCTGTTAAACCAGATTTTGAAATAAATTTTTTTCTTCTTGCTAAATTCATTTCTTTTGTTTTTTTACTAATACCTTCTCCAACACCTTTTAAAATGGTTCCTATTGCTCCACCACTTTTAACAAATTTTCTAAATTCATTTCTTCCTTGAACTTTTTTTGCGTCTTTTGCAGTTCCTGTTTCACCTGTCTTGGTAACTAAACCTGCTGGACCAACTCCTCCTCCACCTCCACCAGTTGATGCGTTACTTCCCATATTATTTTCCGAATGTTAAAGAAGATTTAGTTTCAATTTTAACTTCTGATTTAGATTGAGACTTAACTTCTTGATTAACACCTACACCATTATCTAAGTCATCCATATTGCTGATAACTTTTTTTACTGCAGGTTTTTTTTTCTTAAATACTTTTTTTATTTTCTCTAACATAATTATCCTAATAAAGTTTTCTTCTCCAAATCTGCTTCTTCCATTTCAAGAAGTGGTGAAGTTTTTTGTGTTGATTTTTTTCCTCTTCTTCGTCTTTCTTTAGCTGCCATTTCAGCATCTAATTTTTTTTGCTCGGCTTCTGACAACTCTGTATCCGGTGGTTCCGGCAAAGGTTGAACAGGTGGCAAATCAGGTGTCTTTGGTTTAAAAATTGAACCCATAATTACATAATCCTATAATCATTATCTGCTACACTTTGTGGAGCAGTTTGTCTAGTATTTAATTCTTGCAATCCTACTGCCAGGTAACGCATTGCATCACAAGCATGAGAACTCCAATCATGTACCGGCTTTGATCTAAACATTCTATTTTTATCAATATACTTCCGGTGATAATGTCTTAACGCATCTATGAGATTTTTGCAATGGTCTGTGTCAATCCAGCATCGGTTGAGCAACATGGTTACTGCGTGGATACCTTCTTCTACTGGTAGCTTCGGTACTACCTTAAATCTAATTCCAAGTTGATATGCTATCTCTCTTCTGGTCTTTCCATTGCCGAACTCCTGTACCTCAATATCGTGTGGTGCGTAATGTTCTTTGTAAACATAAGGTTTTTCGTTTAGCAACTGAATATAGTGAGGTAAACCATGACCCCTCTCTTCATGATAATCTATTATCTGTACTGCAGTTCCTTTTTGTTGAAAGAATATAATACTACTGTGGTCTGCAACACCGAGATCCCATGCAGTTGAGACAGGCAAAGTGGGATCGTAGGGAACTCTAGCTAATTGTTTCTTATCATCTAGTTTGTTCATTTCATCGCCATATATTGCACCTTCAATGTTTGCTATCCAATCACACTCAAATTCTTGCATATACTTCTTCTCACCCATAACTTCTCTTGCTTTTTCTAATTCTTCTGGATCTACAATCTTTGTCTGACTTGCTTTAGCTTTGTAGTTAAACCAATCTTCTGCACCATTGGCGTGTTGATATAGATCATAAAAATTATTATTCATTCCGGCAGGTGTTCCAATAAAGACGCAGTATCCTTTTCTGTCTGACAATGCCGGTCTAATTATTTCTGCAAACAATTTACCTTCTATGTTTGCGTACTCATCTATGACACAACCATCTAAATAGATACCTCTTAACCCATCTGAGTTCTCTGCTCCAAGCAATGTAATTCTAGCACCATTAGGTAAATCAACTCTAAGTTCTGTTTCATTAAACTTCGTTGCTGGGATCTTAGCTGTAAACTGTTTCATGTAATCCCAAGCAATACTTTTGGCTTGTTTAAATGTTGGAGCAATATAAGCAAATCTAGGATTCTTCAAATTACAGGTTAGAGCTGATTTAATTAAATGGTTGATCATGCATACTGTTTTACCGAACCTTCTGTGACAAACTAGCACACTCCATCTATATTTATTAATTTGTTGATGTAGATAACTTTGATGTTTTCTGGGAGTATACGGAATCTTAATGTTCATTGTTTAATGCATCATTTTAGAACGAGAAGCCTCGTTAACAGGATGGTATTCAACACCTAATGTCATCATTACATAATCTGCAAATAGTTCTGCTGCTTTCTTATTAGGGATACCAAAGAATTTTATTGTTAGATTATTAGTCTTTTCATCAACATAAGCAATACAATCAAAGTCATCACTATTTAAATAATCCATATACCAGATGTAGTGTATTCATATTTTAAAACAACAAAAAAATAATTTTGGGAAAAGGGTTGTATAACTGGTGCAGGGTATGTCTGTGTGTCTGTTGGAAAATCCCATGTATATATATAAGAAAAGTTAGGTAGAAAATTTGGGGTATACGGGGGTAGTAATTTTTAAAAACCTTTAAAAACTCCAGGAATATTACTAGTGATATATTTGCGTTATCAATAGTAATGTTTGATAACCTGGAATTATCGGAAAATAAACCGGCTTATCTATTCCGTTTGTTATGTTGCATAAGATTGAAATTGTTTGCTTGATAAAGTTGAACCATGTTTTTAATTCTTTTTAATTCTTTTCAATTCTTTTTAATTTTTTTTAACTTTTTTAATTGTGGCAAAAATAAGGCATGAGCTGTAATGGGTGCGACAATTGTGTCGTTTAATAAATTAACTCATTTGATATTTATTATAAAAAAAACAAACAAAGGAAAAAAAAATGAACAACTTAGAAAAAAAACAATTAAAAAAAAATGATCTTGTAAATGAAATTGATGTTTTATTTTATGATATTGAAAACATAGAAAAACAAGCGTCAGTTTTTAGATCTATATTAAAACAACAAAAAACAGTTTTTTTAAACGCTTTAAAAGATTTTATAATTGAAGATGTGAAAGGGGGGAAATAATGCTTACAGTTTTTAAATGGGTTTTATTAATCTTATTATCTGTTGCCGGAATGGTACTGGCAACAGACCCAAACTACCAATCAACCGGCTTTGTTTTGGCGTTTGGTTGTTTTTTAATTTTTGCTATAGATGTTGCAAGGAATTTCATTAATTAGGGGGAAATATGGAACAGATGCTTTATGAATTATTTTATATAACAATAATATTCGCTTTAATTGGGTTTAGATTATTCAAAGATTAATGCGACAATTTGTCAATATAAATAAACAAATCAATCAGTAAATTAAATTAAAAACAAAAAAAAGGAAATAAAAAAATGATACCAAAAAAAGCAACATACAAAACATTGACTAAATTAATGTTTACAGACGGAAACCCGAAAACAGACAAAAATAAACATATTGAGGGTTTAGACAAATATCTAATCAAGCGTTTAAATTTATCACCGGCAAAAATTTCCGGTTTTGAAACTTGTGCAAGTCGATCAAAGGGTTGTACTAAAGCTTGTTTAAATGAAGCCGGGAACCCGGTTTTTATGCCTCAAAAAACATTAGGAAGAGTTAATAGAACTTTATTGCTTTTTAAAGATACGGCAAAATTCATATCAATGGCTACTCGAGAAATTAGAAACCATGAGATCTATTGCAAAAAACATAATTTAAAACCGGTCATTAGATTAAACACTACTAGCGATATTATGTTTGAAAAGCAAAAATTCTCATTTATGCAAAACTTTCCAAATGTACAATTTTATGATTACACAAAACATTTTAATAGAATGATTAAATATTTAAAGGGTCAATTACCGGCTAATTATCATTTAACATTTTCAAGGAATGAAGAGAACGACACGCAATCAACTCAAGTATTAAAAGCCGGTGGCAATGTTGCAATTGTATTTAGAAAAGAATTGCCGGAAACTTACAAAGGTTTTAATGTTGTAAATGGTGACTTGCATGATCTAAGATTTTTAGATCAAAAAAATGTAGTTGTAGGCTTAAAAGAAAAATTAACTTTAAATGAAGATACCGGAAAATTAGACAGAGACAATTCCGGGTTTGTAGTTGATATTAAATAAACAATAACAAAGAGAGGAAAAAAACAAATGACACTTGACGAAATAATCAAAATACAAAGCGTAATTGATAAAAGAAAACCGGCTCAAGATACGATTAAACTATTAGAAAAAAAGAGGTTTTCAAAAAGCAAAAATAAAGAAATTAAACTCGGTGATATGCATATTGATCACCTTTTAAGATCTTTAAATTTAAATGGCTTTTTAAATTTCAATAAAACTAAAACAGAGATTGAGACAGAGCAACTTATTAAAAAGCTTAAATCAACTGTTGTAAAAATTAATAATAAAATAGAAAGAGGTTATTAATGGCTAATAAAAAAATAGAAAAAATCTTAAATGATTGGAAAGAAAAAAGAATAAACGCAATTAATAAAATTGTTAAAAATAAATATCAACATGAGCATTATATAAATGAGTATTGTTGCGTTTTAAATTCCAAAGCTAACAACAAAAAAGAGTACAAAAAAGAAAGAGAGATAAAATGTCGAGTCTAAATTTTTATTTTTCAGTAAGTTTATTATTTTTAATAATAGTTTTAATTATAACGATATAGAAAGAGGTTAAAA